CTCAGCCACGGATTTTTTTCATCATCAGCAGGAATTTTGAGCATGGCTGACGGTAAAAGGCGCGGCCGTCCTGAGTTCGTGCCGACGGATGAGCAGCGCGAGCGGGTGCAAATCCTACGTGCACAAGGCATGTCACAGGAAGCGATCGCCTCATCGCTGGACATTCACAAGGAGACGCTGGTCCGGCATTTTTCCGTCGACCTCGATGTCGCGGTCGCCAAGAAAACCGCCGAGGTCATGATGGCCCGGTTCCGGTCGGCCATAGGCGGCAGCGTTCCGGCTCAGAACAAGTTCCTAGAGTTAGCTGGGGCCATGCCTCCGCGCCCGAAGGCCCAGCCGAAGGGACCGAAGCCCGGCAAGAAAGAGCAGGCCGAGACAGAGGCGAGTGCACCGCCGGCAGATGCTGAGTGGGGCAACATCCTACAGTGACCGACTGGTCATTCGCCTGCCCAGGGTGGGAGGAAAAGCTACGGGCCGGGAAGTCGCTGCTGCCGGCATTGCCGCTGGATGAGGAAGACTCGGGCCGGGCGGTTGCGATCTTCGACAAGCTCAAGCTGCCCGATGTGGTTGGACAGCCGACCATGCGGGAGGCGGCCGGCGACTGGCAGCGGGACATCGTGCGGGCGATCTTCGGCTCGATGGTCGAGGGCAACCGGATGGTGCCCGAAGTCTTCGCGATGCTGCCGAAAAAGAACAGCAAGACGACTGGCGGCGCGGCGCTGACGCTGACTGCGTTCCTCATGAACAGCCGGCCTCGCGCCGAACTGATCTATGTGGGACCGACGCAGGAAGTCGCGGACCTCGCGTTCCAGCAGACCGTCGGCATGATCGAGGCCGATGAGTACCTGACGAAGCGCTTCCATGTCGCGCACCACACGAAAACGATCACCGACCGGCGCAACAAGGCCCGCCTGAAGGTGAAAACCTTCGAGATGAAGGTGGTGACTGGATCGAAGCCGATCTGGATTCTGCTGGACGAAGTGCACTTGATGTCGACGATCTCGGGCGCGTCCCGGATCATCGGGCAGATCAGGGGCGGCATGCTGCCGAATCCCGAGGCCGTGCTGGTGATGATCACCACGCAGAGCGACGAACCGCCGGCCGGGGCGTTCAAGGCAGAACTGAACTATGCCCGCGGCGTGCGGGACGGACGAATTGAAGGCGGGCGCTGCCTGCCGGTGTTGTACGAGTTCCCCGAGGCCATGCAGCGGGATGGCTCATGGCGCGATCCGGCTTGCTGGCCGATGGTGCTGCCGAACCTCGGTCGATCGATCACGGTGGAGCGGCTGATCGCCGACTATGCCGGCGCCAAGGAAAAGGGCGACGAGGAAGAGCGCCGCTGGGCGAGCCAGCACCTGAACGTCGAGATTGGCGTGGCGCTCGGCTCAGACGCATGGGCAGGCGGCCGCTACTGGACGGACGCCACCGACCCGGAACTGGCCGCCCTTGACCACTGGGACGCGCTACAGAGGCTTTTGGAGCGGTGTGAGGTTGCCACCGTCGGGATCGACGGAGGCGGCCTGGACGATCTCTACGGCGCCGCAGTGATCGGCAGGGACGCGACGACGCGCGACTGGCTGCTTTGGGCTCACGCCTGGGCGCATGCCGATGTGTTCGAGCGGCGGAAAGAGATTGCCCCGCGGCTGCAGGACTTCATGGCGGCCGGCGAACTGACGCTGTGCGAGGATCCCACGCAGGACGTCCGCGAGGTCGCCGATCTGGTAGCGATGGTTCGCGATGCCGGCCTGCTGCCAGACAAGAATGCGGTCGGGCTGGATCCGATGGGCGTTGCTGCGCTGGTCGATGAGCTGTCATCGCGTGGCGTCGAGGGCGAGCAGGTTGTGGCGGTGTCCCAGGGCTTCCGGTTGAGCGGGGCCGTGTGGGGCTCCGAACGGAAATTGAAGGACGGCACGCTCTGGCACTGCGGCGGATTGCTGATGCCGTGGGTCGTGGGGAACGCCAAGACCGAGCAGCGCGGCAATGCGGTGCTGATCACCAAGCAGACGGCGGGCAAGGCAAAAATTGATCCGCTGATTGCGGCGTTCAATGCGGTCATGCTGATGAGCCGGAATCCAGAGGCGGCGGGCGGCACGTCGTTCTGGGAAAAACTGGCCGCGCCGGCAGCTTAAGGAGCACTCATGGCTGGATGGCGGCAGCGCATTGGCGATTTCATCGCCGGGCGCAAGATGACTTCGCTTGAGTTATTCAAGGAGGTTTACGGGGGCCGCGAGGCGCATTCCGGGGCTACTGTAAACGCAGCGACGGCCATCAATGTCTCGACGGTCCTCGCCTGCGTGCGGGTGATTGCCAACGGCGTGGCGCAGGTGCCGTGGCCGCTGTACCAGACTGACGGCGAGCGTCGTAGGAAGGCCGCGGAGCACAGCCTGTATCCGTTGCTCTCTCTCCGGCCGAATGCATGGCAATCGAGTTTTGAGTTCCGTGAGACGGTCATGTTTCACGCGCTGCTGGCAGGCAACGCATATGTGTTTCTGAACCGCGTCGGCTCCAAGCGCGAGATCAGAGAATTGATCCCGCTGGAGCCGGGGCGCGTCTCGGTCAAGCAACATTCCGACTACTCGCTCGAATACAAGGTTCGGGCCGCTGACGGGGCCGAGCAGGTGTTCGGCCAGGATGCAATATGGCACCTGCGCGGGCCGTCCTGGAATACGTGGATTGGCCTTGAGTCGGTGAAACTGGCTCGCGAGGCTATCGGCCTTGCCATTACGCTGGAGCAGGGGCAGGCGGAATTCCAGAAGAACGGCGCCCAGACATCGGGCGTTCTGTCGGTCACGAACAAGCTGTCGCCTGAGCGGTTTGACCTGCTGGCTTCATGGCTCGACAAGCACGAGCCGGGCGGCGAGCGGTTCGGCAAGAACCTGATTGTCGATGATGCTGCGAAATACATGTCGATGGCAATGACCGCCGTCGACCAGCAGTTACTCGAAAGCCGGAAGCATCAGATCGAAGAAATCTGCCGGGCGTTTGGCGTCATGCCGATCATGGTCGGCCACGCCGACAAGACGGCAACCTACGCATCCGCCGAGCAGATGTTCCTGGCCCATGTCGTTCACACGCTGAGCCCCTGGTATCGGCGCATTGAGCAGAGCGCAGACGCGAATCTGCTGAGCCCAGACGAACGGGCAGGCGGCTATTATACAAAATTCAACCCGAACGCGCTCATGCGCGGCGCTTCTAAAGACCGTGCGGAGTTCTACACGGCAGCGCTCGGGACCACGCAGCAGCCCGGCTGGATGACCAAGAACGAGGTCCGCGGCCTCGAGGAACTGGACCCGGTAGAGGGTGGCGACGAGTTCCCCGAACTGATCACCAATTCAGACACGCCGGCCGACCCGGCTACGACTGACAAAGAGGATGACGCCAATGCGTGACACCTTCTATGCGCCGCTTGAGGTGAAGTTCGCCGATGGTGACACGCCCGGCGAGTTCGATGGCTATGGCGCCGTTTTCGGCAATGTCGATGCCTATGGCGATGTGATCCAGAAGGGTGCCTTCAAGGAAACGCTGCGCGATTGGCGCAAGGAAAAGCGCCTCCCGCCGATGCTGGTGCAGCATGGCGGCTGGGGCATGGGGGATATGGACGGCCTCGCCATCGGCAAATGGACATCGATGGAAGAGGATGATGTCGGGCTCAAGGTGACGGGGCGGCTGATCAGCCTCGATACCGAGCGTGGCAAGACAATCCACGGCGCAATGCGCGAGGGCGTGCTTGACGGCATGTCGATCGGCTACCGAGCAAAGGAATTCGCGCTCGGCACCAAGCCCGACGAGCCGCGCCGCACTCTCAAGAAGATCGACCTGGTTGAGTTGAGCGTGGTGCAGATGCCGGCCAACGACAAGGCGCGCATCGCATCGGTCAAGAGCGCCGGGTTTATCAAGACCATTCGAGAATTCGAGGACTTCCTGCGGGATGCAGGGTTCTCCAATGCCCAAGCGAAGGCCATCGCCTCGCGCGGGTTCAAGTCGGACCCTCGGGACGAGGACGACGCAGACGTGGCGGCAATGATCCGCCGCAACATCGCTTCCCTATCCCTTTGATCCAAACATAGGAGGTCCCTAATGGACCCCGAAGAAATCGCCCGCCTGCTTAAGCAGCAGGGGGAGGCATTCGACACGTTCCGGAAATCCCACGACGAGCAGCTTGCCGAGCTCAAGAAGCAGGGCGGCACCGACCCGCTGCTGGTCGAGCGGATGAGCAAGGTCGAAACTGCTCTTGACGCCGCAGTCGAGGCCAAGGCCGCGCTTGAGGCTGGCATCGAAGCTGAGCGCAAAGAGCGCGAAGCACTTGAGGCCCGCATCAATCGCGAAGGCATCAAGGGCGGCAGTCTTGAAGGCGCCAAGCGCGAGCTTGAAATCAAGGACTTCAACATCGTATTGAAGGCCAACGCCAAGGCCCGCAATCAGGACTTTGTGCCTGTCGACGGCGCTGGCTACGATGCCTACAAGTCGGCGTTCCTTTCGTTCATGCGCAAGGATGACCGGATGCTGACGCAGGAAGAGGTCAAGATCCTCTCCGTCGGCTCTGACCCGGATGGTGGCTACTTCGTCACTCCCGATGTGACCGGCCGTATCGTCAAGAAGGTCTACGAGACTTCCCCGATCCGCCAGTATGCCAACGTCATGACGATCTCGACGGATGCGCTGGAAGGCATCGAGGATCTGGGCGAGGCAGGCGCAGGCTATGCTGGCGAACAGTCGCAGGGGTCGGACACCACTACGCCACAGGTCGGCAAGTGGCGCATTCCGGTGTTCTGGATCGACACCGAGCCGAAGGCGACACAGCAGTTGCTCGATGATGCGGCTGTGGATATGGAAGCGTGGCTGTCGGACAAAGTGTCGAATAAGTTCTCCCGCTTCGAGAACAGTGAGTTCATCACTGGAGCGGCGAACAAAATCCGCGGCTTCGTCAACGGCTACACGGCGGCTGCTGACTCCGGCTCCGGCGTGACTTGGGGCACGGTCGGCTATCTCGCTACCGGCGTCTCGGCTGACTTCGCTGCGACCGTCAAGGGTGACAAGCTGCTTGACCTGATGGGCCTGGTCAAGAACGAGTACCTCACCGGGGCCGCTTGGTTCACCCGCCGCTCGGTTATCACTGCTATCCGCAAGTTTAAGGATGGCGCTGGCAACTACATGTGGCAGCCGTCATTCGTGGCGGGCCAGCCTGAGACCATCATGGGCTATCCTGTCGCGCGCTGCGAAGACATGCCGGCGCTTGCCGCCAACAGCTACTCGCTGGCATTTGGCAACCTCGGCGAGGCTTACCAGGTTGTCGACCGGCAGGGCATCCGCGTTCTGCGTGACCCCTTCACGTCCAAGCCCTATGTGAAGTTCTACACGACCAAACGCACTGGCGGAGGCCTCGTGAATTTCGAAGCCATCAAGCTGATGAAGTTCGGCGCTTCGTAAGCGCATTGACCGGGGGCATCAAGCCCCCGGCCTTTCCCCCATTCTGATCTCTGAAAGGAGCGCTTCAATGCGTGACATTGCTAACCACGTGGACACCGTCCGGGCATTGTCCCCGGTCGCTGCTGGCACGGACAACACCGCGCTGGTGAGCGAGAAGCTCGACATGCTCGGCTTCGAAAGCGCCATGCTGGCCATCATGATTGGTGCCAATACTGACGCGGACGCCACATTCACCGTGCTGATCGAGGACTCTCCCGACAACACGACCTTCACTGCCGTGGCAGATGCGTACCTGACCGGCACAGAGGCGCTGGCGAGCTTCCAGTTTGACGACGACAACGAGACCCGGAAGATCGGCTATGTCGGCACGCAGCGCTATCTGCGCGCCACGATTACCCCGGCCGACAACGACTCTGGAAATATCTTCATTGCTGCTGTGTGGGTCGTCGGTACGCCTAGCCGTCAGCCGACGGCCAACCCGCCAGCGTAAATGTGGCATGAACCCGCCCAGCCGCAGCAGTGCGGCTGGGCTCACGCTCCCTCTTGATGGTGGACTCCTATGGCAAGCAGTTATGACCGGAAAACAGCAGGAGACGGGCCTGCGTCATTCGGCGTTGACGGCGCGACCGTCGACCTCAGCAGCACTGACTACACTGTGCCGGATACGGTGAAGGCGATCGTCGTCGTGGCGGCAGGTAATGTCGTTTGCCGCCCGCTCAACGCGGGCGCCGACATCACGATCACGGGGCCGCCGGTCGGTTTTTTGCTGCCTTGGCATTGCACGAAGATCACCAAGACGGGCACGACCGCAACGCTGGCCACGGTGATCGGCTGACAGGTTTCGTTCCTGCCATCTTCTCAAACCAAAAACCGGAGGCGCAGCAGATGAAGCGCGTTAGGATTCTTGAACCGTTCGACGGGTTCGCAATAGGCGACACGCCAGAATTTTTCGGCCACGTCGCGCGGGCATACATCGCAGAAGGGCGGGCCGAGGCTATTGACCCGCCGCCTGCTGACAAGAGCAGCCGTGCCGTCAAGAAGCCGTTGCGCAAGCGGGCGAAGTGATGCACCAGCCCGTCCGCGTCACGCCTGCCGCCGCTCCGGTTGTGACCTGGAATGAGGCAGACACGCACCTGCGCCTCGATGGCGACACCAGCCAGAAGACCTATGTGGAAATGTTGGTAGAGGCCGCCACAGCGCATCTGGCGGGGTATGCCGGCATCACTGGCCGGTGCCTGGTCAACGAGACGTGGCGGCAGGATTTCGACGGCTGGCCGGCAAGCGGTCGGCTGCGCCTGCCGTTCCCTGACGTGTCGAGCGTCACGGTCAAATACTACGATGCCGACAACGTCGAGCAGACGGTCGCATCCTCGCTTTATGAGGCGCTTGAGGACTCACGCGGGGCCTATATCCGGTTCCTCGACGGGTTCACGTCGCCGACGGTCTATGACGATCGATCGGACGGCGTTCAGGTAACGCTGGTGGCGGGATATGGCGCCGCCGGGAGCAATGTGCCCGCCGCGATCCGCGCAGCCGTCCTGCTGCTTGTCGGGCACTACTATGAGAACCGCGAGGCGGTCGGAGAGAACTCGATCGAACTGCCCCTGGGCGTTGCCGCATTGGTCGCGCCCTATCGCCGCGTCGGGGTTTGACCCTTCCCACATTAGGAGACTGAACCAATGGCCTCACTTTCCATCACCGCTGCGAACGTCATCTCGCAGGCCGGTGCAACCATCGAACACGGCACCGCTGGCGCCACCATTACTGCCGGTCAGCCTGTCTATCGTGACAGCGCAGACGGCGAGTTCAAGCTGTCGGACGCTGACCATGCCACGGCTGCAGTTCGCGGCGTTCGCGGTATTGCCCTTCACGGCGCGTCAGACGGCCAGCCGCTCGCGATCATCCGCAAGGGCGACGTTGTGATCGGCGCGACCATGACGGCGGGCCTTGCCTATTACCTGTCGCCGACTGCCGGTGAGATCGGCGTGGTGGGCGACGTGCTCTCTGACGACGATCCGATTGTGATCGGCGTTGCGAAATCGACCACCATCTTGACCGTTGACGTGCAAGACCCTGGCGTCACGCTCTAACCATGAAGGCGGGGCCTCTCGACAGGCGCGTGACGATCGAGCGCGCGCAGACGGTACAGGATCCGGGGAGCGGCCAAGAGGTCGAAACCTGGCACGGCTTTCCGCCTGTCTCTGCATCGTGGCGTCGGGCGTCTGCTCGCGAAACGCTGGCCTCTGCGGAGGTCAGCGCGGCGGTCAGCGACGTGTTCGAGATCAGGTGGTCGCCGAACATGGCTGACCTCAACCCAAAGGACCGGCTGATCTATGACGGCCGCACCTACGACATCGTAGAGGCAACCGAGATCGGCCGCCGGGTCGGCATTCGCATCGGCGCTGTGGCAAGGGCCGATCAGTGAAAACCACGGTTAAGGTCGAGGGCTTGCGCGAACTGGACGTGGCCCTCGGCGAACTGCCCAAGTCGACGGCTCGCAATACGCTGGTGCGGGTAGCCAAGAAGCGGCTGCAGCCAATCGCAGACCGGGCGAACCAACTGGCGCCGGATGATCCGAGTACGCCGGGCGGGCTGCATACCTCGTTCGCGGTCAGCACGAAGCTGAACAAGCGGCAGGCCAGCATGAAGCGCCGGGAAATCCGCAAGGGCATCACCGACAAGAATTTCGCCGAGGTCTATGCCGGCACGAACGACCCGGCAGGCGTTCAGCAGGAATTCGGCAACCAGCAGCACGGCCCACAGCCGATGCTTCGCCCTGCTTGGGACCATACCAAGAACGCGATCCTGCCGGGGTTGGGGCAAGACCTGTGGGATGAGATCGAGAAGTCGGCCAAGCGTCACGCGGCTCGCGCGGCGCGATTGGCAAAGAAGGCGGCAAGCTGATGGAAGAAGCCCTTCGCGCATTGCTGCTGACGAACTCCGACCTGACCGACATCGTCGCGACCAATCTGTCTTGGTCCGTCATGGGGCAGGGCAAGGGCAAGCCGGGCGTGGTGATGTTCCTCGTGTCTGGCGTTCCTGACTATCACCTGGCCGGGCCTTCGGGGCTGGTCGAAAGCCGCGTTCAGATCGATTGCCGGGCTTTGAAATGGACGGATGCCAAGGCGGCGGCGCGGGCGATTGAAGACACGCTCAGCGGCTACAGCGGCATCATCGGCACGATCAAGTTTGGCGGCATCTTCAAGGACAGCGCTCGGGGCGGGTTCGAGACCACCGGGGCGGAGAAGTTCTATCTCGAAAGCGCAGACTACCGGATTTGGCATGGCCTCGCGGCCTGAGACACTAGGAGACTACAATGGCTGCAACTGAAGCCACGATTGGCTATGGCGCATGGATGAAGCGCGGCGGCGTCACTGCCACCGGCTTTGCTGATCTCGGCGTCGAGATCATGAGCATCACCCCTCCGGGCGTGACCCGCGATGCACCCGACGCAACGCACATGAGTTCGCCTGACCAGTACCGCGAATATATCGCGGGCATGATGGACGCGGGCGAGGTTCAGATCGAATACAACTTCGTGCCCGAACTCACCGACCCGATGATCACGGCGATCGAGGCCGGGAAGGTCTACTATCAGATCAGCCACGACGACTGGACGGTCATCTTCCAGTTCCAAGCGATCTGCACGGCGGTATCCCGCGCGGTTCCGCTCGATGACAAGATGACCGGCTCTGCCACCTTCAAGGTGTCCGGCAAGCCGACCCTTGAGGCCGCTGCTTAATGGCGAACGCTGAGCGGGGCGAGGTCGACCTAGAGATCGGCGGCGAGACGTACACCCTCCGGCTGCCGTCAAACGCAATCGCGGAAGTCGAAGACCTGCTCGATCAGGACTTACCCGAGATACTGCAGCGGATGCAATCGGGCCGGGTCGGCGCACAGCGCGCAATGCTGTATGCCGCCCTGCGTGAGAAGCACCCGAAGGTGACGCTGTTGGACGCCGGCCAGATGCTTGACGGCAACCGCCACGCGATCAACGAGGCGCTGGGCAATGCGCTGACGCTGGCGTTTCCCTCTCCCGGCAAGGATGCGGCGGCAAACCCTCAGACGGCCAGCAGCGAGGCTGGCAAGCCCTCCTGATCGAATTCCTCGCGCAGGGCTTCACCGAGGCCCTGTTCTGGTCGCTGACGCCTCGTCAGATCGCTACCCACCTCAAAGCAGCAAACAAGCGGCGAGTGCGCGAGCACAATGACCGCGCCTGGCTGGCATGGAACACAGCCCGGCTGATGCACTTCCATCACCAGCCCAAGAAACTGCCGCGGCTCGATACCTTGCTGGTTCGCGAGGGACCAAAGCCGCGTCAGTCATCGCAACAGCAGTTGCAGGTGATCATGGCGATGCATGCGGCGTTCGGCGCGACAGGGCGGAAAGGGAATAGCTGATGGCTCGCAATGCGACGATAGGCGCCCTGCGCGTCTCTCTTGGGCTCGATTCCGCACAGTTCCAGACGGGGCTGAAGACTGCGGAGGCGAGCACAGGGCGCTTCAGCAAGGTGGCCGGCGCTGCCTTCGCTGCGGTTGCCGCGGCCAGTGCTGCGGCCGCTCTGGCGCTGGGCCATGCGGTCAAGCAGGCGGCGAACCATGCCGACCAGTTGAGCAAGACGGCCTCGCGTCTCGGTCTCACGGTCGAGGCGCTGTCACAGCTCGAGTATGCCGGCAAGATGGCCGGAGTTTCATCCGAAACGCTGTCGATGGCCCTGCAGCGGTTTACCCGTCGAAGTGCCGAAGCTGCTGACGGGGCCGGTGAGGCGGCCGTCGCACTCAAGGCGATGGGCATTGAGCTTCGCGACGACAACGGCAATCTGCGCAAGACTGAGGAACTGTTCTACGAGGTCGCCGATGTCCTGTCGCGGGTGAGCGACGAGGGGACCAAGGTCCGGCTGGCGTTCAAGCTGTTCGACTCCGAAGGCGTCAAGCTGATCAACATGCTTGACGGTGGGGCGGAGGGGCTTCGCAAGATGGCCGCCGAGTCCGACCGGTTCGGGCAGACGATCAGCACCAAGACCGGTAAGGCGGCAGAGGAATTTAACAACAGCTTGGGCCGCATGGAAGCTGTCCTTAGCGGTGTAGTGAACAAAATCATGGCCGAGTCTATCCCGGCGATGACCGACTTCACCGACACGATGACCTCGGAGGAAGTGCAACAGGGCCTTTCTGACATCGCCCAACTTATCATCGGAATCGGCAATGCAGCGGCATGGTCCATAGGGAAGATTGCCGAAATCGGACGGGCGCTCGAATACATGGGCACCCACGACATGTTCGGCAACAAGAAGGGGCCTAGCCAGTGGGATATTGCCAGGGGCAAAGGCGAGGCGAGTAAATCGCTGACAGGCGACCTTACTGCCGGCAATTTTTCAGCGCCCGGCGATGGCTTCTTTGCAGGCATCTTCGGCGGCGGCGGTGCTAACAACTCTGGCGGCAGCGGCGGCGGCTCGGCGGTCTCGCCGTTTGTCGTGGACATGCAGGCGGTCAGCGGTGCGGCAAAGACGGCAAAGGAAGCGATCGACCCGCTCGCTGCGCGGATGGAGGAACTGTCCGACGTTACGACCCTGACGCACGATCCATTCGAACAGATGAAGATGGATTTGGTCGACCTCAAAACCTTGTGGGATAACGACAAGATCAGCGTCGAACAGTATAATCAGGCGGTCCAAAAGACACGATTGAACGCCGCGGCGGCAACGCTGGGCATGGTGGGCGATCTGACCGGCGCGCTGTCCAGCCTGTTCAAGGACAACAAGGCCTTTGCCATTGCCAATGCTGTGGTCAACACGGCTGAGGGCATCACCAAGGCGCTGGCGCAGGGCGGCATTCTCGGCTTTGCCGGCGCGGCTGCTGTGGCGGCATCGGGCGCGGCTCAGATTGGCGCGATCCTCAGCGCACAGCCGGGCACATCATCGGCGCCCAGCGTGTCGGAACCGGCCCTTGCGGATACGCAGTCTGCGGGCGGTCCGGGTATCAGCCTGACGCTGCAGGGTGGCGGCCGCTACTCGCGTGATGAGGTCGTGGCGGTGCTGGAAAGCATCAACGACTATTACGGCGACACGGGCAAGATCAATCTGGTGGGTGCTGCCTGATGACGCTTTACCTGCCGACTTCGCTCATTGTCACGCCTGACGCGGGCGTCAATTACGACCTGCCGGTGATCGGCTGGCAAACGCTGGTGACGACATCGAACATCGCGGCCACGAGCTCTGATGCGGACTATCCGGTGGTGCGGCTCGCCAATCCGAACACCAATGAACTATGGGTCAGCGACAGCACCTCGACGCAATACCTGACGGTCACGCTCGACGGGTCAGTCGACACTGACTATCTCGCCGTGGCGCGGCACAACTTCGGCACCGTCGGTGCATCGCTGACAGTCGAGGGCGATACCGGCTCCGGCTATGCGGCGATCAGCGATCAGGTGGCGCCGGCCGACGACAAGCCGATCATGTTTCGGTTCGCGGCGGCGGCTTATACCGGGCTGCGGCTCAAGATCGAGAGCGTTTCAGCAGAACCGCAGGCGGGTACGCTGTTCGTCGGTGCGCTGCTGGTGATGGAGCGGGGCGTTCAGCCGGGTCACACGCCGCTGCCCTATGGCCGGCAGCGCGACATCATCACCGGCCAGTCACAGTCCGGCGAGTACCTGGGCCGCATTCAGGCGGGCGGCAAGCTGCGCTCGACGGCCAATTTCAAGGTGCTCACGCCTTCATTTGTGCGCGGCGATCTGGCGGCGTTCCTGAATTATTCGGGGCCGTTCTTCTTTGCGTGGTCGCCTGAGACCTATTCGGCAGAAGTTGGTTATGCGTGGTGCATCAATGACCCGGTGCCGGTGCCCTCGCATCTGTCCGGGTTCTCTGACCTGACGCTTGAGCTTGAAGGGCTGGCGCTGTGACTTTCACAGGCCGCCTGCAACTCGATTTTGGCGACTGGGGGCCGGACTATGGTCGCTATGCGTGGACGCTCGGAGACATTGGCTGGCGCGGCTATATGCTGCCTGCTGGCTTCATGTCTGACGGGGCCTCGCTCCCGCGCGCGCTGTGGTGGTTTCTGCCACCATTCGGGGATCGGTCGACCATCGCGGCGCTGTTTCACGACTATCTCACCGAGCGCCTGATCGCGGGCAATCCGGCTCGGGGCGCTGAAACGCGCGACGACTGCGACCGGCTGTTCCGCGAGTGCCTGATTGACCTCGGTGTCTCACCTTGGCGCGCGTGGACGGCATGGGCCGGGGTGCGCGCCTATTCCCTAACGCTGGCCTGGAGCGCTCATGCCCGATCCGTGGACACCCGCCGGTGCGCCGAGCACGACTGAGCTTGCCCAAAAGCAGGCGCTGGGCTTTGTCGAGGTCGATCTCGGTATCTGCTCGCTGACCTATGGCACATCGCCTTGCACGGCCACGACATCGGGCGGGACGCCGACCGGCACCCGCAAGTGCTTCAACACCTTCGCCGACTGCCAGGATACCAGCAACTACGACGAGGAAACCCTGACGCTGCGCTTTGGCGAGGCGTCGAGCTATCTGGTCGAAAGCGGCATCGAGTGCATCCCCTCGATCAAATCGATCGACTTCGCGCCTGCTGTGTTGGCACCCGGCGAGGGGCTGGGGACTCGGGCGTCGATCCGCATCACGTTCATGGATCACCCGCACTCCGACACCGGGGCGGGCTTCGACAAGTACCGCTCTGATCGCGGCTATGACGGCTACGGGCAGGGCAGCTTCTGGGGCAAGTTCCGCGCGCGGTTCCCGTTCCTCAAGGGCGAGCCGCTACGCTGGCGGCAAGGCTTTGTCGGCGATGTGCTCGGCGATATGGAGACGCGGCATTTCGTGGTCGAGGGCTTCGAGGGGCCGACGCCGGATGGCACGTTCACGATCATCGCCAAAGACCCGCTGCGGTTGCTCGACGGCTCGCGTGCCAATGCGCCTGTGGCGTCAACTGGTTCGCTTGTCGCGGGCATCACCAACGTTGCGACATCGGCCACGCTGACGCCGACCGGCGTCGGGAATCTCGAATATCCGGCGTCGGGGCATTTGAACCTTGGCGGCAAGGAGATCGTCAGCTTCACCCGCTCGGGTGACACGCTGACCCTCACGCGGGCGCAGAAGAACACCGAGGCGGTTGCCCACGACGCAAGCGAGCGCTGCCAGGTGGTGCTGAGTTATGCGGCAGAAGACGTCGCCGACATTCTCCACGAGCTGCTGACCGACTATGTGCCGGGGTTCGATAGCGACTGGATCACGCTGGGCGACTGGCAGGATGAGACGGCGGCCTTCCTCGGGCGGCTCTACACCACCGACATTGCCGAGCCGACATCGGTCAACCAGCTTGTCGAGGAACTGATCGAGCAGTGCGGACTGGCGCTCTGGTGGGATGATCTCAACCAGAAGGTGCGCCTGCAGGTGCTGCGCGCGATCTCGACCGATGCGGCCGTGCTGGGCGAGGGCAACTATCTCAAGCGCACGTTCAGCCCGCGCAACCATTTGGACAAGCGGCTCAGCCAGGTGTGGACGTTCTACGGCCAGACCAATCCGCTCAAGGGACTGGAGGAACGCGACAACTACCGACAGGTCGAGATCGACGTAAACCTCGTCAACGAGGAACAGTGGGGCCAGCCCGCGATCAAGAAAATCTGGTCGCGGTGGATTCCGTTCGGCGGGAGTTCCACGGCCTCGCGGGTCAATTCGATCCTGCTGGGCCGCTACCTGACGCCACCGCGGCGGTTCTCGTTCTCGCTGTTCCGGGGAGCGCTGGCCGCGCCAGTGCTGGGCACCGGCTATCTGGTGGAAGGCCAGACGCTGCAAGACCCGACCGGGGCCGGTGAACAGGTGCCGGTGCAGTGCATATCGGTGAAGCCGGGGCCAGCAACCTGGATGGCCGAGTTCGAGGAAATGCGGTTCGAGTCGCAGGGCGAGGACGACGCCAGCATTCACACCATCGTTGTCTCGGGCACCGGGAATTACTCGCTGGTCCTCAAGACGCTGCACGACTCACTCTATCCGGCCGCCACCCACGGCGACACGGTCAACCTCTATATCAACGAGGGCGCGCGGGTTGGGTCTACCTCAACTAGCCTGCCGGCGTTCGACATTGGCGACACGTCAGACTGGCCGACGGTCGCGGGCAACGGAACGCGCACATCATCGAGCGCGGTCATTACCGGGCTGGCCGATACGTCCGATATGGCGGCGGGCATGTTCGTGCGCGGCTCGGGCATCACCAACGGCACGA